GAAGTAGAGAACATTGGATAAGAGTTGGAATGGCTATCCATTCTGCCTTACCTAATGATCTTGGATTATCTTTATGGTCATTCTGGTCTTCTCATGATCCTGACTTTGCTGCTGAATGGGAAGATGCTGGTGATTACGATACTCCCTGCACTGCTTCTTGGTATTCATTTAAAGGAGGTGGCATTGGATTAGGTACTTTGATCTGGCTTGCAGACAGAGAAGATCCCGAAAGGCATAGATTCTCTGCTGAGAATAAAAAGATTGTTAAACAGGCAGAAGAAAAACAGGTTCAGGAAATCAGGGCTTCTACTCTTGACTTTGATGAAGTCATAAAACGTGCCAAGAAAATTCTTGATCTTGATAACCCTGCTGAGATGAATTACAAATTAAATACTTTGGCTTTGAAGTCTGGTTATAGAGATCAATCTTCTTTAGAAAAACTTATTGTCGATCAGATCCAATATGAAAGTCAGAAAGGTATTCTTGATTTAGCAGATCTTTATGCTTTAGATATTCAGAGAGAGTACTTGATTCCTGATATTCTTCCTACCCCTTCAGTTGTTTTAATCTACGGTGCAGGTGGTGATGGTAAATCCATGAGTGCTTGGACTATGGCAAGACA